CCAGTTCGCTGCTGACAGAAGTGTTTCTTATGATGAAATGCACTTTGCAGTTATTGATTCTGATGGATCAGTTTCTGGCGCAGTAGATACTGTACTAGAAAGAGTTCTGTTTGTTTCCAAACTGTCTGACGGTAGAAACACTGAAGGCGCTGCTAACTTCTACAGAGATGTAATCGAACAGCAATCATCCTTCTTCTTTAACGGCACAGTAATTCCTGCTTCAACACAAGCTGCATCTGCTGGTGGTTCTACTTCACTAGATCAAACTGCAGCATCTTCTGCTGGTAAGTTGCTCCTAATTGGTGCAAAAGCATGGGACCTTCAAGGTGGTGTTGACGACTATACATACACCCCTGCTGAAATTGAAGCAGCATTTGACGAGTTCTCTGATACCGAACTAGTTCCTACCTTGAACTTTGTTCTCATGGGTGGTTCGCTCGCTACCGAAACTGACACCAAAGCGAAAGCAAATAAGGTTATCAGTATCGCAGCAGCAAGAAAGGATTGCATCGCATTCGTTTCTCCACACAAAGGCAACCAAGTTGGAACTGCTGGCGCACTAACTGCGATCCAGCAAAGAGAGAACACTCTCAACTTCTTTAACGGCATGACTTCCACGTCATACGCCGTATTTGATAGCGGTTACAAGTATTTCTACGATCGCTTCAATGACAAGTATCGCTACATTCCTTGCAATGGCGATATCGCTGGTCTATGTGTTGCTACTAGTAGCCTCCTCGATGACTGGTATTCCCCTGCTGGTGTCAACAGAGGTTCCCTACGTAATGCTATTAAACTAGCATACAACCCAAGCAAGGCAGACAGAGACGAACTCTATCAGTCCAGAATCAACCCCGTTGTTGTATTCCCTGGTAGCGGCGTTACCCTGTTTGGCGACAAGACTGCACTTGCGTCTCCTTCTTCCTTCGATCGTATCAACGTTCGTCGCCTCTTCCTCAATGTTGAGAAGAGAATTGGAGATCTTGCCAAGACAGTTCTATTTGAGCAAAACGATCCGACAACCCGTTCTTCATTCCTAGCAGCTGCAAGCAGCTACATGTCCGAAGTTCAGGCACGTCGTGGCGTAACTGATTTCCTCGTGGTATGTGATGAGTCCAATAACACCCCTGACGTAATTGATCGTAACGAGTTTGTTGCAGAACTATTCCTGAAACCAACTCGCTCTATTAACTACATCACAGTTACATTCACTGCAACGAAGACTGGCGTCTCGTTCAGCGAAGTAGTCGGTTCCTGATCAAATATCCATAGAGGCATAAAAAAATGGCAGGCATTAATTCTTTTATTCAGAAAATCGGTGAGGGCGTCAAGCCCAATATGTTCCTTGTACAAATCCCCTTTCCTGGGGGCAATGAAGATGATCTCACCAATCTACTCTGCAAATCTACAGCACTCCCAGCATCCAACCTGGGTGTGATTGAGGTTCCTTTCAGAGGAAGAACCGTTAAGATCGTTGGTGATCGTACATTCGACACCTGGTCCGCAACCTTCTTCAATGATAAGAACATGAGTGTTCGCTCCAAGTTTGAGTCTTGGTTGGCTTCGATGAACTCTCACGAACCCAACACAGCACCTCTCTTCGAGCCAAGCGAATCTGATGGTTACATGCAGAAGATGATTGTCCAGCAACTCCGTAAGGATGGTACATCTGGTGATGACGCAACTGGCAAAGGCAACACGGTTCTCCGTGAGTACACCCTACGCCATGCATTCCCAACCAGCATCTCCCAGATCGATCTTGCTTATGACAGCAACGATCAGATCGAAGAGTTCACAGTTGAGTTCCAGTATTCTTACTGGACAGTTACTGGTGGCAATTCTGACACTTCTGACTCAAACCTTTGATTTTTTGACCTGATAAATAGTATTATCAGGTAATCAGATCGATTAATTATGAGTCAACTATTTGGTTTTTTAATCAAAGACGGCGGGGGGAATAAGGGACAATCCCCTGTTCCCCCTAATAGTGATGACAGTGTAGCCACCGTAGCAGGTGGCTATTTTGGTACATATGTAGATGTTGAAGGCGTCTCCAAGAATGAGTATGAACTACTCAAGCGATATAGAGACATGTCGCTACACCCAGAGGTAGACACCGCCATCGATGAAATTGTAAACGAGTTTGTTGTCAGTGATGCTGACGATTCACCCGTTGAAATTGAGTTGTCAAATTTAGGTATGGGTGCAGGGGTCAAGAAAAAGATCCGTGATGAATTCGATCACATCCTAAAGATGTTGAACTTTGACAAGAACGCTCATCAGATTATTCGTAATTGGTATGTGGATGGTAGGGTATATTACCACAAGGTCATTGATCTTGAAAACCCAAAGCAAGGAATTTTAGAACTACGAAATATTGATGCAGTCAAGATTCGTAAAGTTCGTCAAAAGATTGTTAATCCAGAAGTAGCAGCAAATCCTCAAGCAGTCAAAGGTACTGCACTGCAGTATGACTGGGGTGATTACGTAGAGTATTACATCTATCAACCAAAGGGTTTCTCTGGTTCGATGACGATGCCACATAACAGTGCATCAGATTTCTCAACTAATAATGGAATCAAGATTGCTTCAGACTCTATCGCCACAGTAAACTCTGGCGTTATGGATCTTAACAAGAAGTATAGTTTGTCCTTCTTGCATAAAGCAATCAAGTCTCTCAATCAACTACGAATGATTGAAGACTCTCTTGTTATCTACAGACTGTCACGCGCACCAGAACGTAGAATCTTTTACATTGACGTTGGTAATCTTCCCAAAGTAAAAGCGGAACAGTACCTACGTGATGTCATGGCACGTTATCGTAACAAGCTTGTATACGATGCTAGCACTGGCGAGATTCGTGACGACAAGAAGCATATGAGTATGCTTGAGGATTTCTGGTTGCCCCGTCGTGAAGGTGGTCGTGGTACAGAAATCACAACTCTACCTGGTGGTCAGAACCTAGGTGAACTCAAGGACGTTGAGTATTTCAGAAAGAAACTATACAACTCACTAAACCTACCACCCTCTCGTCTTACTGACGACAACAAAGCATTCAACCTTGGCAAGTCTACAGAGATCCTGCGCGATGAACTGAAGTTCAGTAAGTTCATTGGTCGTCTCCGCAAACGTTTCTCTCGTTTGTTCCATGACATTCTTAAGACTCAACTGATCCTCAAGGGCGTTATCGCTCCTGAAGATTGGGATGACATGGAAGAGCATATTCAGTATGACTTCCTGTTTGACAACCACTTCAATGAACTGAAGGAACAAGAGATGATGATGCAGCGCATCACTCTCGTCACACAAATGGATCCTTTTGTTGGTAAGTATTTCTCTACCGAGTATATCCGTCGTCAGGTTCTCATGCAGACCGAGAAGGAATACAAGGAAATCGATAAGCAGATGCGTGTTGATATTGACAGCGGTATGGTAATTGACCCTGTTGATGTTACATCTATGGATATGATGGATCGTCAAAACGATGCTTTCAAACCTGAACTAGATGCACAGTCTGCGGAAGACGATGCTACTAGAGAACTAGACAAGGCAAAGGAAATGGAGAAGTTAAAACCTGCTCCTGCGCCTACAAAACCTAAAGCTGATAAATAAAATATAACTCTTGATTATAATATGGACACACCATTAGAGTCTGAACTCGTTGACATTGTTGATTTGATTGCTGACAAGAAGCGCGGCGATGCGTTAGATAAGATTAACGATTATCTATACGGCAAAGCACAAGACGTTATTGATCAGTACAAGCAAAGTGTAGCATCTAGCTACTTTGATGAACCTACAGATACTCCAGAAGAATGAAACTCATTACAGAAAACATTGAGGAGGTCAAACTTTTGACCGAAGAAAAAGACGGTCAAAAGTGTCTCTACATTGAAGGTGTATTCCTCCAATCGGAAGTAAGAAACCGTAACGGAAGAGTATATCCATTTTCTGTTCTGGAAAAAGAAGTAGGTCGTTACAATGAAGAGTACGTATCGAAAGGTCGTGCGCTAGGAGAACTCGGTCACCCCGATGGTCCTACTGTAAACCTTGATCGTGTATCCCACAGGATCACAACACTCAAGGCAGAAGGTAATAACTTCGTGGGTAAGGCAAGAATTCTTGACACACCAATGGGCAACATTGCCAAATCTCTCCTTGGTGAGGGTGTGAAACTTGGTGTTTCTTCTCGCGGCATGGGTAGCATTGATAAGCGTGAAGACGCTAACTATGTTATGGATGACTTTATGCTTGCGACTGCTGCTGATATCGTAGCAGATCCTTCTGCCCCTGATGCATTTGTAAACGGCATCATGGAAGGAAAGGAGTGGGTATGGGACAACGGACTCCTAAAGGAGAAAACCGTGTCTAAATACCAGGGATACATTAGTGAATCATCCAAGAAAGATTTGGAAGCGAGGACCCTACAGGTCTTTGAACACTTCCTGTCAAATCTCTAACTTAATAAATAATCATAGAAATAGCTATAGAAATTCAAGGGGAAACTCACATGTCAGATATGTTAAAGGAAAAATTTGAGGAGTTTGTAACTGAATCAGGTCTAGTTGTTGAAGCTGGCGATCCAATGCCAACAGTATCTGCAGCAGTTATTCCTGGTGGTGGCGGTTACGAAGCGTCTAGTCAGTCCAAGACCGAAGTCAACTCCAAAGCTGGAGCTGGTGAAGGTAAGGCAACTGTAGGCACTGATGCTGTCAATGGTTACGGTGCTCAACAGTCAGTAACCGATAATGGTGGTCCACGTCCAGACGGAAACGATGAGGGCGAAGACAATCCTGGTGCTAAAGCATCAGCTCCTGTTGGTGCTAAAGGCGCACAGAGCGATGGTACTGCACAGACAGCAAACATCAATGATCCTGGCGACCAAGGCAAGACTCAAACCGTTGGTGCTGACGCAGCATATGCTACCAGCACTGGTCCTGATGTATCTTACCCCATTAAACCTTCCTTCGAGTCCCTTGACATGAGTGCAGATGTTGCAGCACTTACAGAAGGTACAGAACTCACAGAAGAGTTCAAAGAAAAAGCAACTACAATTTTTGAAGCAGCAGTCAAATCCAAACTATCTGAAGAGTGGGCAAAACTCGAAGAGCAGTTTGAGACTCGTGTCTCCGAGCAAGTAACATCTGTTAAGGCAGAACTTGCAGAAGAGGTAGGCGGTACTATCAAGTACGCCATTCAAACATGGTTGGAAGAGAACCAAGTATCCATCGATCGTGGTATTCGTAACGAAATTACTGAAGACTTCATCGCTGGACTCAAGAATCTCTTCCAAGAACACTACATTAATATTCCCGATGACAAAGTTGATGTTGTCGAAGGAATGACTGAAGATATTCGTAAGATGGAAGACAGCCTCAACGAACAGATTGAGCGCAACGTGAAACTTCAAGGTCGTCTAGATGAGTCTGCAAAGACTGTAATTCTGAACATCGTTTCGGAAGGTCTGGTAGACACACAAAAAGACAAGTTGGCATCTCTAGCAGAAGGCGTAGAGTTTGAGTCGGAAGAGAAGTTTGCAGAGAAGGTTAAGACCCTCCGCGAATCATACTTCCCAGCAAACCCTGCAACACCTGCAGCAGAAGCTACTGATGAAGCACCAGTTGAAGGTGGAGAAGTAACCCCAGCAATGGCGGCATACCTCAACGCTATTAGTCGCTGGAACTCATAATAATTTAACTCCCTAATCCAACAAAGAAAATGTTTAACGCAGAACATCTTCAGGAAAAGTGGGCACCTGTTCTTGGTCACGAAGGCTCCTCGCCTATCGATAACCGTTACAAGAAAGCTGTCACCTCCGTCCTCCTGGAGAACCAAGAAAGATTCATGCGCGAAGAGCGCGGTATGCTAAACGAAGTTGCAGTTAACAGCCTAGGTGCTGGTACTGTTTCTCCTGCTGGCAGCGCACTCGGCAACGCTAACACCGCTGGTCTTGCAGGTTTCGACCCTGTACTCATCAGCCTCGTCCGTCGTGCAATGCCTAACCTAATGGCATATGACGTTTGTGGCGTCCAACCAATGAGCGGTCCTACTGGACTAATCTTCGCAATGCGCTCCCGCTACGAGAACCAAGGCGGCGAAGAGGCATTGTTCAACGAGCCTGACAGTGCATTCTCCACAGCACACGACGCTACAGTAGGTGCTTATACACCTAGAACTGGCGCTGGTGTCGGTGGCGATTCCGAAGGCAACAACCCTGCACTCCTTAACGACTCCTCACCTGGAACCTACGAAGTAGGTCGTGGCATGAGCCGTGAGAACTTGGAGAAGATGGGCGAAGCTTCCCGTCTGTTCCGTGAGATGTCCTTCAGCATTGAGAAGACTTCTGTGACTGCAAAGTCCAGAGCTCTCAAAGCAGAGTACACCTTGGAACTGGCACAAGACCTCAAGGCGATCCACGGTCTAGATGCAGAGCAAGAACTTGCTAACATCTTGTCTAGTGAAGTCCTTGCAGAGATCAACCGCGAAGTCGTTCGTACTGTATATCAGGTTGCTAAAGTTGGTGCTCAAAACAACGTAGCAAACGCTGGTATCTTCGACCTCGACGTTGACTCCAACGGCAGATGGTCTGTTGAGAAATTCAAGGGTCTTCTCTTCCAAATCGAGCGTGATGCTAACGCAATCGCACAAGAGACTCGTAGAGGAAAGGGCAACTTCTTGATCTGTTCTGCTGATGTTGCTTCGGCACTCGCAATGGCAGGCGTTCTTGACTACAGCAGCGGTCTAACTGGTGCTGGTGGTCCTTCCATCGGTGATGTTGATGACACTGGCAACCTTTCGGTTGGTACAATCAACGGTCGCATCAAGGTCTACGTCGATCCTTATGCTGCTAACCTTTCCGACAAGCACTACTACGTCATCGGATACAAAGGTACATCACCTTATGACGCAGGACTATTCTACTGTCCTTACGTTCCCCTCCAGATGGTTCGCTCGATCGACCCCGAGACCTTCCAACCAAAGATTGGTTTCAAGACTCGCTACGGCATGGTCAGCAACCCCTTCGTCACCACCAACGGTGCATACAACGGCACCCCCGATGGCGAAACCCTCTCGGCAAACGCCAACATGTACTACAGAAGAGTACAAGTTATCAACCTCATGTGATTCATCACCCAGGTTTCTTACAGACCTCCCAGCAATGGGGGGTCTTTTTTTGTCTAAATAATTAAAGACTATACCATGGGGTTATTATGCCATCCCTAGATGAGGCAGCTGCGAAAAGAGAACAAGCAGCAACACAAAAAGAAAAAATTAAATCAGAAAAAACAGAACCTGTTATCCAGCAGGCACCAAGCAAGTCACCAGTCAAAACGATTGCGTTAACACTAGGTGGTCTCTTTGCCTTGGCACATATCGGTTTGTTGGGTTATGTGTTTAATAGACCAGAGCAACAACAGGTTCCCCAAGTACCTACAATCAATATCCCCCGTGGAGATTATTCTTCATATCGAATCAAAGCAGGGAAAGATGGATACGAGATTGAGTATCGTGCAAACGATCCTGCTATTCTTGAGTCGCAAAAATCTTTATCATTGGATAAAGAAAAGAAAGGATTCTTTGGTGGTGGTGGCACCGAGAGACGCCGTGAGTGGCGTCAAGACCAATTCACTATGGAAGGCACACGCAACCTGGGAGGTGTTGGAGGAGACGGCGAGGGAAAGTTGACTGCAAAAGAAGAAGAGTGTTTAGTGGCGGACGCTGGCGCACGGTCACAAGGTGCAATGGCAGGTAGTGCTATCGCTGCTGGTGTTGCTGTTCCTGCTGCTATGAGCATACCCTATGTGGGTTGGTTGGCAGGTGGATGGGCTCTACTCCTCGGTCAAAAAGCAGGGTCCAGTCTAGGTTCTACCGTAGGTACAGTCTTCAATGACTGCTAAATAGTAGTGCTTGGGAAGTTGACATGTCTGCTGATTGGTACAAAAAATTACCTCAAAATAGAAACTTTCTAACACCCACAGGGTTTAAGTTTACCTTGGAAAGATTCGGTGGTGTAGATTTCTTTTGCCAATCAGCAAGCATTCCAGAAGTTAATATGCCAACCATTGAAGTGGCAACACCGTTTAGAGGTATACCCATTATTCCTGGTGGTGGTGTAGAATACGGTGATCTAACGGTTCGTTTTATTGTTGACGAAGATCTATCCAACTACATGACAGTATGGAACTGGATCAGAGACAATGGTAATGGGGAATCATTTGATGGAGAAGGAGAAGGATATTCCGATGGTATCTTACAGATATTAACGTCCAACTTCAATCCAAAATTTAGTGTAAGGTTTGAAAGATTAATGCCAGTGCAACTCACTAGTATTCCATTTGATTTTTCAGTGGGAGAAGTCGAGTTCTTTACAGCTAACGTTACTTTCAAGTACACACGTTATACAATATGTGATTTAGGATTGCAACCTCTATGAATTTTAGT